CGCCCGGGAGCTACCCGTTTTCGGTTCCGGGCCACGTTCGCCCGGTCGTACCCCTCCAGGGGCGCACGCCCTCCGTACATACAATTCTACCGTGGTCAGATCCACTTGCGAACCTCGTCCCCGGTGATCCTCGACGCTATGTCGAACTTCACCCTGAGGGACGAGACGATCCTGCTGTCCACCGTCCCGCGAGCCACCAGGTCAGTGTACTTCACGGACTTCGTCTGGCCGATCCGGTGGGCTCGGTCCTCCGACTGGAGGCGGTGCTCGAGGTTGAACGAGTTGGCGTAGTAGATCACCTCGCTCGCCGCGTGGAGGGTCAGGCCGACGCCGGCCGCCGCAGGGTTGCCCACGAAGTACTTGAACCGGCCCTCCTGGAAGCCCTTCCTGGCGCGCACCCGGTCGTCCTGCTCTGTCCGTCCGTCATACTGGACGGCCTCCATCGGCGTCCTCTCGCGCTCGGCCTTCCTCCGGAAGTGCTCCATGATCTGGTCGATGTCCTGGTGGAACCGGCCCCAGATTATAGCCTGGCCAGGGACGTCCTCCAGGGCGTCCACGAGACACTTGAGCCGCGGGTTCTCCTTGAAGACGTTCATGTTGACGCAGTCGTCGGACGGGAGGTACCCGCAGGTGATCTGGTGCAGCCGCAGGAGCTGGACGATCACACCCCTCGTCGTGACGAGCTCCCCGCTGTCGAGGAGGGTGATCATGTTGTTCTTGATCTCGTCGTACACGCGCTGCTGCTCGGGAGACAGCTCGAAGTACCTCTTCGAGTAGAGCTTCGGCGGAAGGTCCAGCACCTCGTCCTTGGTCACCCGGTTGCAGTACTTGTCCACTATCGCCGCGAGGCGGTCGAGGTTCTTGTACCTCACCACGCGCTTGAACCTGCCGGTCGCCTCCGCGAGCTCCCCTGGCGTCGCCTCTGCCTCGGCCATGACCCGCCCTGAGTCGAGACGTATCATCTGCTCGAAGACGCCGAAGAACGTCTTGAAGGCCTCGTACGAGGCGAAGCCCTCGCGGCCCCAGATGCCTTCGTCCAGGAACCTGAGCTGCGGGTAGATGTCGAAGGGACTGTTGGTCACCGGGGTCCCGGAGAGGATCCTCTTGAGCCTGTGCCTCTTCGCCACGTTGACCACGGCCTGGGTCCGCTTGGCGGACGGGGTCTTGATCCGCTGGCTCTCGTCACAGACCCACAGCGCCTTCCTCCTCCGCAGGAACTCCATGGCCCACTCGCGCCCGCGCCACGGGGAGTCCTTCCCCTTCTTCCGGCGCATCGTCATGAACCCGTCGTACGACATGGCCAGGACCGCGAGGCCCTCGTACCCGAGGAGGGCCTTGAGCTCTCGCTGGTGCCACACCGTCGTCGCCCTGTTGGTCCTGTACGCGACCGCCCGGTACGGCGGCGGCATGTGGGCCGGCAGCTCGTCGGTCACCCAGTTGTCGTGGACCCCGTTGGGGGCGAGGACCAAGACGCCGTCGATCTCCCCGGCCTGGTACATCGAGTGGGCCGTGTCGATCGTCAGCTTCGTCTTCCCGGTTCCCTGCTCCCACAGGATCCCGCGGTAGTCCATGCCGGCCGACCGCCTCCACTCCTCGAGCTGGTGCGGGAAGGGCTCGGTCAGGAACGGCATGGCGTACACTCGTAGAACTTCAGGTTGAACTTGCGGATCGCCTCAGGGTTCTCCGCCTTCTCTGGCTCGTAGTTGACGACCTCGCCCTCCCTCAAGCCACGCTCGGTCATCCACCTGCCGAGGCGGTCTGCCTGGTTCCACCCCTTGAAGTTGTCGGCGCGGTACCATGTGTTGCAGTACCTCACCAGCAACGACCACGTGCTACCGGCCCTCTCCACCTCGAACTCGTCGAACTTCCGCTTGGACTCGAGCAGGCGGATGAGGGCGGAGAGCGTGTCCGCGCACCACACGATGGGGTCCCAGCTCTTACCGTCCGCCATCCTCTTGGTCCGCCAACCAGGCAGTATGACGCGGTAGACTTTCTCTTTCTTCTGCACCTGTACCTCCTTCGAGTTCACCTGTACCTGAGATCGGTTCCTTGCAGCCTCGATCTTACCACGAGCTAGGTCCCTCGCGAACCTAAAAAAGGGACCCCGGGGACGAAGCGCCCCCGAGGCCCCAGGGAGGAGGATGAATGCCCCTCCATTATATCGCTCAGTACGGCACCTCCCCCGCTGCGGGGGTGGCCGACACCGGCTCCTCGTCCCTCTTGCCTCCCACGAACTGGAAACTGTCCACGACGACCTGGAGCTTCGATCGCTTGGTTCCGTCGTGGGTCGTCCACTGGTCGAGCTTCAGGCGACCCTCCAGGAAGATCTCGCGGCCCTTCTTGAGGTACTTCGCGATCGCCTCGCCGGTCTTAGCCCACGCCGTGCAGTCGACGAAGCAGGTCTCCTCCTTGGTCGTCCCGGTCGCCCGGTCACTCCACGTGCGGTTCACGGCGACCCCGAAGCTGCAGATCGACATCCCCGACGTCGTGTACCGCAGCTCTGGGTCGCGGGTTAGCCGCCCTCCCAGAAATACCTTGTTCACGTTCATCCTAGCTCCCCTTGTTACAGAGCTTCAACGTACCGATCCGCGGGTTGTCCTCGTCACGGGCCCACGCCACGTGACTCCCGCGGTAACCTACCTCGTCGTAGCGCCAGGCCTCGACGCTCTTCACGGGCTCGCTGATGAACCCGTGGTCGTAGTGCCACTTGTCGATGTTGCAGAGGCACGGGTTGACCCTGACGAGGAGCCCGTTCGTCGGGTCCACGCCAGGGAACTTGATCTCGTTCCGCTGGTGCTTGTGGCCGACCTGCATCTCGCGGTAGGTCGACCTGGAGAACATGGCGATCGTCTCGGTCGAGAAGATCGTGTTGAGTCGCGTCGGCGCCGCCTTCTCCCCATGGCTGAACCCGATGAGGGTCCCGCCGAACATCTTGAACTTCCGCGGGATCGGTCGCAGGTCGGTCGTCACGCGCGGGTCGTGGAGGAACCGCTGGGCCAGGGCGACGCACAGGGTGAACGCGCTGGTCGTGTCGTGGTTCCCGGGGACGTGTATCAGCTCGACCTCATCGACGCCGAGCTGGAGGGCGCGCTCCACCATGTATGACAGGCACTCCATGCCCTGAAGGTACACCTTCGCGAAGCGCGTGTCGGTGTCCAGGTGGTGCTCACCGCTGGCCGTCTTGTGGCGGACCGAGTCGAAGTGCAGGAAGTCGTTCCCGACCGGCATGAAGATCTTCTTGATCGGGTACCGGTCGAGCTCTAGCATCATGTCGTCGATCGAGTTGAAGATCCTCTTGGTCGCGATGTTGACGTCCCAGTCCGCCCCCACCTCGTGGTTCCACGCGTAGGCGCCGAGGTGGGTGTCCCACAGGCCCCAGCACAGCGCCTGCGGCGGGCCGTCCCCTCGCTCGCGGAGGGCCTTGGGCAGGTCTTGCCTGGCGAGCGGCCTGACGTTGCGCCGCACGTACTCCTGGATCGCGTCCTGTATGGCGAAGTCCACGATCCGCTTGAAGACGAACTGGGTACCCCACATCTCCACCTTCCGGTGGCCGGCCGTCCCGTCCCCTATCTTGTAGTACCCCTGCCAGTTCTTGACCTTGTCGTACTCGGCGATCCACTCGTCACCGACGCTGGCGATCTCGCGTATCTCCGCCTCGGTCCGTGGCCGGTCGAGGGTGACCATCGTCACTTTGCCGTCCACGTCAAGCGAGTTCACGACCTCCCCGGGCTCACACGGCGGCGGTCCGCCGGTCTCGTCCTGGCGTGAGAACTCCTTGAGGTACTTGCTGACGGTGGTGCTGTGGACGTTGAGGGCCCTGGCGATCTCGCCGACCTTCTGTCCCTGCTCCCTCAGCGCGACGATAGCGTTCACCGTCTCCACGGGCAGTCGTGCGGCCATAGGCCTAGCCTCCTTGGTTGTAGTGGTTCCTTGCTGAGAGCGATCGTACCATGACGAGGGGGCCTTGCGAACCCCTCAGTTGGAGACCAGAGACTTGACGCCTACCCAGATGGCGGCGAGCACCCCGGCGACCACGACCCCGACCGCTGACAGGAGGGCCTTGCGCCTGATCTTCTGCATGGACACGCGCCACTCGTGGAGGGCCTGGAAGTCGCGCTGGACCTCGAGCGGGTTGTCGACGTCGACCCCCAGCCCACGGAGCGTCTCCCCGACCGTCACCCTCGCCGTCTCCCTGATCAGGTGCTGGATCTCCCTCTTGGTCATCGGTGTTCCTACCCTGTTCCCACCTCCAAAAGCGAAGGTGGGAACAGTCAAGTCGTTGTGTGGCTTCGGGTTGCGTGGCCTGTTCCCACCTCACCCACCTTTTCGCCCAACTTCGCTCGAGAGGACTCTACCCCGTAGGGGGCTATATATTCTCTCTGACTCTTCTTAAGGTAGGAAAGGTGGGAACAGGGTAGTCTTTTTCTCCTAAGTCGTTGTCTCGTCACGTTCCTGGTGTTCCCACCTTCGGGTTCCCAAGGTGGGAACAAGGTGGGAACAGGTGGGAACTAGTATATCATGATCGCGTACGCGTTGACCGACCCGCTCGGGGCCACCGACTCGAGAAAGGTCTCGGTCGCCGTCCCGGTGTTGCTCAGGTGCTGCACCTCTATGGTGTCCGCCGCCGTCACCCCGACCAGGGTCCCCGTCACGTTGCCGGCCAGGATCACGTTCGTCCAGGTCCCGCCGTTGATCCTCGCCTGGACGTTCCCGCTCGGCATCGACGTCCCGATGTTGAAGGTGTAAGTCCCGGTCGCCGGCGCGGTCCACGTCCCGGACACCGTCCCGAAAGGTATGTTGCCCCAGTTGTGGTCGTTGTCCAGCGTGCTCGTCCCGGGGGAGAACGTGAACGCCAGCTCCTGCTGGGCACTCCTCGTCGTCCCGTCGGCGGCGTGCCTCGTCTCGACGTCGATCCTCATGGTGGTCGACTTCACGCCCGCGCCCGCGCGCAGGAGCTTCGTCCGCGGGACGAAGAGCGTCGCCGGGCCACCGTTCCAGGCGGTCGTGTGGTAGCTCGTGGGCGACCCCGCCGGGTCGTCGATCGCCTCCGCCCTGTACTCGGTGGAGTCCTGGCTCGGGAAGTTGGCGTCGAGGGTTCCGGCGTCGGTGCCGAGGGCCTCGACCTCGTCGAACCACCTCCACGACCGGCGGGTGAAGGTCACCTCGTAGCCACGGTCGTCCAGGGTCGAGCCCCCGGTCTTCAGCGTGTCCCAGCTCGGCGCCGACGGGTACCTGGAGGCGTTGATGTACATCTCGACCGGAGGGTAAGGCTTGCGCGCCCGGTTGTCCATCTGGAACTGCTTGGTGACGGCCTCGAGCTCGGTGGTCTCGTCGGTCCTCGAGACCTGGCGAAGCTGGGCGTCCACGTTGTTGGTCTGCGGGATCGTGTCGTCGGACAGGTTCCCGCCGAGCCATACCAGGTAGACCTTGGTGCCCACGGAGTGGTCGGCCGAGACAGTGTCCAGGAGTCCCCGGTGGCACGTCTCGAGGTCGATGTAGGTGGTCTGGCCGGTGACCGTCTCGGGGGCGAAGAACTCGTCGTCGACCATGAGGAGGTTCGTCAGGTTCTGGCCGATGTCACTGGCCGTGGTGCTCTCGAAGGCGGCCAGGAGGTCGGCGTAGGTGTCGTCGTCCGCCTCGAGCTGGATGTCGGTGGTCGACGGGTTCGGGTCCTCCTCGAGCATGGCCGTCTTGAGCTTCCCGATCAGGAGCCACCCGAAGACCTCGCCGGCCAGGTTGTAGGCGCCGGACGGTGTCCCGCTCGCGTTCCGCTCGTAGATTTTCGCCGAGATCGCCGGGGCGTCCTCCTGGCGGCCCCCGGCCCAGATCCGGTCAAGGGTGTTGGGGAACTGCGGGTCGCGCCTGATGAACCCGTAGGGGGCCTCGAAGATCACGTGGCGGTTGGCCGGGATCTCCTCGACGTCCTGGGTGGGCGCCGTCCACCCGGTGTCGGCCGGGTCCCCGTTAAACCCGGAGGCGTAGCTGAAGATGTCCTGGACGGCAGAGACCGTGATGTGGCCCCTCTCCAGTGTCCCGAGGTCCGTCCGCGTCACGCGCATGGGCAGCTGGGTGTGACCTATCACGTCGTCGGTCCAGGCGAAGACGTCCCCTGGGTTGAGGTCCCAGAACTCCCTGGTCACCTCCAGCGTACACTTGGCCAGCGGCCGCGAGAGGGTCCGGATCTCCCGGCAGGCTATCTGGTTCGCCAGGCTCTTGTCCTTGATGCCGGGGAACTTCAGGGTCACCGGCTCCACGCGACCCTGGACCTTGATGCCGGCCGTGTTGTCCCCCTTGGCGTACGTCTTCTGGTAGTCCTTCTGGCGGTCGTTGAACTCGACGTGGACCTCGTTGACTAGCGCCTCCCAGGTCCCCGGGTTCCAGTCCTTCACCCGGACGACGTCCCCGTCAGCCCGGACGACCTGCGGGAGGCTGCCCACTGAGTAGCCACCGCGGGCCAGGTTGATGTCCCACTTCCCGGTGGTCTGGTCCAGGTACACGACCCCGTCTATCTGGCGCTCGATCTCGCGGAGGAACGTCCCGGCGTCCATCGGCTTGTCGAGGATCATCGAGAACCCGTTCCCCTCGTTGTAGAGGGTCTCGGCCGCGGTGGTGAAGCCGGCCGTGTTTATGTCCCCGGACGGGAACCCGAAGCCCCAGCGGGTGTCCGTCATGAGCTCGTAGATCACGTTCATCGGGTTGGCGTCGTTGCTGTTGACCAGCTCCTTCCCGCCTGTCAGGGCCAGCCCGTTGGGGATCCTCCTGAGCTCGAACTTCCACGGCTTCAGGGAGGTCCCGTTCCCGATGTAACCACCCTCCCACACGAGGTAGGCCAGGCCGCGGTACCCAGGCGTCGGGCTCTGGAACCCGGACAGGTACGAGTTGACTGCCTGCGTGGTGGACCCAGAGTGCATGCGGAAGGTCCCGACCATTCCGCCGTTCCCGAAGTCGTCCCCGCCAAAGAGGGCCGGCTTGTCGATGCCGATCGTTCCGTCCTGGACCGTGCCGGACCACACCTCCGTGTCGCCGATCCAGATCCTCCTGACGTTGTCGACCTGTCCGCGGCACAGGGCCAGCTGCACGCCGACGTAGTACCTGTACCCCTTGATGAAGGACTTCTTGCTCCAGAGGCCGGTCTTGACGGTCTCCTTGATCGGTACCTGGCGGAGGTCCCCGTACCACACGACGTTGGGGCCCTCCATCTTGACGGTCCCCCAGATCAGCGGCTGCGGGCGCCCCTCTGTCGCGGTCGGGAACTTGAAGTCACCGAGGCCGGCCGGCCGCGCGTCCTCGAACTCCGGCTTGGGCTTGAGCACCTCAGAGAGGACGATCGCCACGGCGGCGATGACGAGCGACACCACGAGCGACACGCCGAAGTCCGCGCGCACCACGCCGGGCTGTGGCTCGGCCGGGAAGAGCAGGCCGAGGGTCATGAGGAGTACGGCCCACGTCGGTATGGTCATCGGTCGCATCAGTCCAGCCCCGTCTCGAAGGGGTTCTTCGTCGGTACGAAGGCGAAGCCCCCGAAGTTTATGGCGTTGCTGAACTTCGTGTTGCAGTCCTCGGAGAGCCTGTGCTTGCAGCCGGCCCGGAAGGACAGCGTCTCGTTCAGCGGGCTCGTCCTGAACGGGACGAGCAGCGTGAGGTCGTTGTTACCGGTCCCGCCCTGGCCGATTATGAGGCGGTACTCCCCGCCGAACGGGACGAAGCCGTTCTCGAAGTAGTCAGCCCCGAGGGCCCCGGCGCCGGACACTGTGAGGACGTCGTTGTTGACGGCCGTCACCGTCAGGTCGTGGGTGTACGTGGCCTCAGATATTTTGCAGTCTGAGTCGAAGAGCGTGTAGTTGCAGTTGCTCTGGAAGCCGAACCGCGGTATCTGCTGGCTCTTGGCGGACGTGATCGGGAGGACCGCGAAGATGGCCTTGTGCCCGTCCTCGCTGAACCCGATCCCGTGTATGAAGCCCTTGAAGTAGGTGATGACGTTCCCGTCATCCCGGTGGAGGCGGTAGATGGTCAGCGTCGCCTTGTTGCCGGGGGCGATCAGGATGAACAGCGAGGCGAACG